GGCTTACCTTCTCCAAGGATCAGGCCGAAGGCGCGGCCAGGGCGAAGGATGCAATTGCAAGGCTTTCCGGGGCGATTGGGGGACTGGGAAAAACCCTGGCGGTCGAGCTGGGACCGGCACTGACATTCGTGACCGAGTGGATGGGCACCTTCGTCCAGGCCGTGCGCTATGCGGGCGAGGAGATTGGGATACTCGAGCGCTCGATCGGCAGCCTATCGCTGGGCCAGACGATGCTGGAGATGGAGTCCATCGGCCAGCAGATTGCGGAAATCCGCAAGGATGCCGAGCTCACCGGCGGTATTGGGCCCTCCGATCAATCTCGTATAGATAGCCTCATCAAGCGTCTCGGCGCCCTCAGTGAGCGATATCGGCGCCTGCACAAGGAGCAGCAGGATCTTGCCTATGGACGGCAGAATCTGGTCGACGTGACCGCGAAAGCGACCGTCGAGGAAGAGAAGCTGACGAAGGCAACCGGGATGAGCATCGAGGCCATCCGGGCGGAGGCCGAGTGGCAGGCGGACACCGCCCGCCAGACGGCCGAGGCGGTAAAGAATGCGAATCAGCAGCAATACGAGCTCGCGTTGGCGACCAAGAAGACCAACTCCGTCGCCCGCGATCTGGGCTTCACGTTTCAGTCGGCGTTCGAGGACGCGATTATCGGCGGCGAGGGTCTCCGCGATGTGTTCAAGGGCCTTCTCCAGGACATCACTCGCGTCATTCTGCGCACCGCCATCACCGCGCCCATAGGAAACGCTATTGGATCGGCGATAGGCAGCATTTCCTTCGGCGGTGCCCGCGCGGGCGGCGGGCCGGTGAGCGCCGGGAGCGCCTATCTGGTAGGTGAGAGCGGGCCGGAGCTGTTCTTCCCGGGCCGTAGCGGCATGATAGCAGCAGGCGGCGGCCCCCAGGTCATCATCGAAGATCACCGCGGACTAGACGCGCCGCCCATCGAGATGGCCCGGGCCCCGGGTCCGAACGGACAGCAGATCCTGCGCGCGGTGATCCGCAGCGAGAACCGCCGCGCACTGAACGACGGCAGTCTCGATCGCACCATGCGTGGCAATTTTGGCGCGCGCCGCACTGGGATACTGAGATGAGCACGCCGGTCTGGCCACTGCCATCCGTGCGCCCCCAATATTCCGGGAACGGCCGCCAGCAACAGAGCAACGTCATTCGCAAGGAGATGGCGGTGGGCGAGCCGAAGAGCAGGCGGCGCAGCACTCGCCGCCTTGTCCGCTATGCCGGAGCCTGGCTGTTGAATGACGATCAGCGGCGGATCTTCGAGGCCTGGTATGAGAATGATATCGCAGATGGGTCGCTCGATTTCGATTGGCCAGATCCAGAAACCGGTCTCGGCCTGGTGCGCACCTGGTTCACGGAGGACCCCGCCGTAGTGCGACTGCAGCCCGACCTATGGCGGGTATCCTTCTCCCTGGTGGGGCGGCCGTGAGGACACTCACGACCGATGGTCTCCGCGAGCTGCTCGCTCGGGCGAGCGCCCATGTCTGGCTGATGCTGGTAGAGATCGACCACGCGGATTTCTCCGCGCCCGTGCGCCTGGCCAACAACACGGAGGACGTGGACTACGGCGGCGACACATACAGCGCCTTCGGCTTCCGGATGGTTCTACCGCCAGACGCCGAGGATCGCATCCCCGAGGTTATCCTAACAGCCAACAATGTCGGCCTGGACCTCGTGGAGCCTTTACGCACGATCAGCTCGCCGCCGAGCGCGGATATCTCCGTGGTGAGGATGCCGCCGGACGACAGCGGCGCGGTCCTGGAGGCGGGCCCTTGGTCGTTTCAGGTGCGCAGCGTCTCGATAGAGACGATGACCATGGAGCTAACCCTGGCCCAGGACGCCGACTACCTCAATGAGCCGCGGTCGCGCCTGCGCTTCACGCCGATCGAGGCCCCGGGACTCTTCCAGTGACGGCACCTGGCTATTGGGAGGCAAGATATATCGGGGTTCCATTCCACTCCGGGGGCCGAGGAATGGACGGGCTGGATTGCGCAGGGCTGGTCATCCGGGTCTATGCCGACGTGCTCGGGATCGCGCTGCCGGATAATGTCGGCGACACCGGCTACGATTGCCTGAACGAGATCTATGCCGCGCGAATCGTCAACGAGCATCGCCGGCTGTTCAAGCGCGTAGTGGAGCCCACGCAGCTGGACTTGATCCTATTCTGGCGCCTCGGGACCCCGTCGCATATCGGAATCTTCCTCGACTGGCCGCGATTTCTGCATGCGTCCAATGGGGTCGGCGTGGTATGCGAACGCCTGACTGATCGACGCTGGTCACGCCGCATAGAGGGCTATTACCGCTATGGGTGAGATCGTCGCCAAGCTGCATCCATTCGAGCCGCTGCAGCGCGCGCTAGTTCACGTGCCGGCAGAATGGACCGTGCGCGAGCTCGTGGGCTCACCCGCCTGCGAGGTACGGATCTGGCTGGAGGACGAAGAAATCCCGCCTGCCCTGTGGGGCGAGACCGTGATCGGCGAGCGGCGCGGTCTCGTGGCGGTGCGCCTGGAGGGCGACGATCTGGGGCGCAGCATAGCCTTGCTCGGCGTCGCCGCGCTGGCGGTCTTCGTTCCGCCTGCGGCCGGTCTTGCCGCAGGCAGCCTCGCGGCGGTTGGCGCGAGCTTTGGCATTGCACTGGTCGGGGGGCTGCTCGTAAACGCACTGATACCTCCGCAAGTCCCGGAGCTCAACGACTTCACTGTGCCGACCGTGGACGGTCGCTACAACGCAATTACCGGGATCCGCAACAGCATCAACCTGTATGGCAACCTGCCCACCCTCTATGGGCGCCGCCGGTTCTACCCGCCGATTGCGGCGAATCCCTACTCCGAGTCGGCTACTTTTACCCAATCCTTTGTCTCGCTCTTTGCGCTGTCGGACACTCCCCTGGAGATCTATGGTCTGAAGGCAGGGAAAGGATATGGCAGGCTGGATCTGACGCCGAGCAATGCGGCGCTTATCGGAAACGCTGTCCGAATCGGCGACACGCCTATTGGCCTGTTCTCTGGTTGGCAGATGCAGATCGGGCGCGCGGCCGACATCACGCTCTACACGACCGACGTTTATGAGGAGCAGACGCAGATAACCTACGACCAGCAGGTCAGCGGTAGTGGGTGGGTGACCGACAACGTCTCCAATGTGCGCACCACGCAGCAGAACACGTACAAGGCGAGCATAGATCTGGTGTTCCCGCGCGGTCTGTGGAATGTCGACGACCAAGGTAACGTCATTCAGCCGAAGTACGAATATCCATGTCTGCAGTATGAGGACTATTACAGCAACGCGTGCGGAGATGAGTTCAGGATTCTTGGGCGCACCCTGTATGGCACGGAGTACCCCCTGGGTGCTGGCCCAGGCCAATACATCGCGTATCAGGGCGGAAACAGATATCTAAGAATAAAGAAACTGTCGGGGACTTTGGGCTGTTACGACGAGCGAATAACCAAGCGCAGGCGCTGCATTAAACGGGCATCGACCCGGCAGGTCTGGAACGCGGCGAAGCAGGTCGAGGTGCAGATCGAATGGCGGCGCGCAGGAACTACCGCGTGGTCGCTGCATGCGCGCGAAATCATCTCGGACGTTACCCGGCGGCCGTTCTCGAAAACCTACACAATAGATTTCACGGCCGGCTCGACCTACACGGACCTCGGACAATCCGGGTCGGATAGCTACGACGTCCGTGTGACGCGCGTCAGAACCTATTTCGGGAACGGCATAGCCGAGATCAGCGACATGGCTTGGACCGTGCTGCGATCATACCAGCGCGGCAAACCGATCGCCGAGGCTCTGGACGACGTCACGATGCTGGCACTGAAGATCCAAGCGACCGACCAGCTCTCCGGGCCGCTGGATTCTCTGAACGTGGAGGCAACTGCGGTTCTTCCGGTCTATACCGGGACAAGCTGGACGGAGCAGACGACCCGCAATCCCGCCTGGGCAGTGCTAGACGCCATGCGCAACAGCATTCGCCTCGATCATCCGGTCCCCGACGCAAAGCTCGATCTATCGGGATTCCAGGACTGGGCTGCTTGGTGTGACCTGCACGAGATCCATTACGACTACCTCCACGTCGGTGACACCATGATGGAGACGGTACGCCAGATCGCCACGACCGGCCGCGGAAGCCTCGGCCTCAATGATGGCGTGACGTTCACGGTGGTGCGCGATCAGCTTCAGACTACGCCGCGCCAGCTTATCAGCCCGCAGAACAGCTACGGATTTTCGATGCGGCGCGACTACATCGACATGCCGCACGGCCTGCGCGTGCAATACGAGGACCGGGACAACGACTATCAGCTCGCGGAGGTCAAGGTCTACGCGACGGGCTACAACGCCAGCACTGCAACGCAGTTCGAGGTTCTGCAGACCCAGGGCATTACCGACAGCGTCCAGGCCCAGAAGGAGGGCGCATACTTTCTCAAGGTGGCAGAGCTGCGCCCGGAGACCTATACGGTCACGATGGATGCGGAAGCATTGCGCGTTACTCGCGGCGACCGCGTCCAACTGCAAAACGATGCAATCCGCGTTGGCCTTGGCTCGGCGCTCGTAGAATCTGCATGGGAGGATGGTGGGCAGCAATATATCCTGATTCAAAGTAAGTGGGACCTGGATTCTACCGTGAGTTATGGCATCCGACTGCGCCGACGCGATGGCACAATTAGTCTTGGCACGATTGCCGGCGAGGATGTTGGCGACGGACGGCGCAGCGTGATTCAGCCTGACACGACATTATCCGATGTCGCGCACGATGATCTAATCGTCTACGGAACGGTGGGTACCGAGACGCAGGATTGCATCATCACGAGCATGGAGTTTCACGACGACTTCGACGCAACGCTGACCCTGAAAGCCTATGATGCCAACATCCCCGCAGTGGATGAGCTGGCATATCCGCAATACTCCCCGACCATCACCTCCATATTCAGACTCACATCGCCAGAGCCCCCGACAATCACGCTATCATCCGATGGTACGACGTATGTACTTGATGACGACGGAACCCTAAAATCCGGGGTGAGCGTTTATTGGGAATTGCCATTTGGCAGCAAGATCCACCTTGACTCGATCGAGCTGAGGTGGAGTCAGCAGTATTTCACGGACGATGCGAACGAGACGAAAGATCCAGCGCACTATGATACAGAGAGATACGATCTATCGAAGACTCCGCTGATTATAGGGCCGCTGATCGGTGGCGTAGAGGCGGTCGTTAACGCCCGAGTGAGGTCAGTGGATGGCAAATGGTCGAGGTGGTCCGATGATGAGCACATCATAACTGTCAGCTCTGTGAGTACGATACTTGGAAATCCCAGGGCAATGGCAACGGATCACATTATTGCTTTTGCAAATGCTGGCCTTGTCTCATATTGGAAAAGACCGTTGTTGGTGGAAGCAGACAATCATCAGAAGAAGGGGACGATAAGTTTCTGGATCCTTCCTCCGGCCCTTAATGTCATCAACGGATTTCTGTTCGAGATCGGGGAGGATGATTCTTCGCATGGACCTCGTGCATACGGCAAGCTTCAGTCGTCCAGCAACCAGCTAATCGTGTATATGGCTTATGATGGCGACTTCGGACCGCAAATATCTTTCAGTAAGAACCTGACGTATGAATGGCATCATGCGATGCTCAGATGGGACACGACCCAGGTAACAGACACTGACCGCATCCAGTTTTTCGTCGATGGCGATGAGCAGTCAGCAGGCGGAGGATCAGTATACCCCGCGCTAGATGAGACGATCAGCTTATTCGATCAGAATCTTCCATACGGTGTCGGAGTTGGCCACCCGTTGAAAGCAGCCGATGATTCCGATTCAACGTCAGCAAGCTACGATGGCCTGGCCGAGTTCATCATGGTCGGCGGCCAGAGCCTGGATGTGTCAAATTTTCGGAAGCAAGATCCATATTACCTGACCTCTTATTGTCCTCGCACTGATCTTTTATCCCAGCTATTCGGCACCTTACGACAAGCCGTTTGGCTGAGATTTCAGAATAAAACCAGACCTGGATTTGATACGTTTTTGCTGCAGGATGATGCCGTCCCGCAGGCAGATTTAGTGATCAACTCTTCTCGCTATCCCAGCTGCCCGGGATGAGGGAAACGCAATTCGGAGAACATCATGAGCCTAACAGCCAGCATCGTCGCGAGCATCAATGCGAACCTGATCAACAGTCTCGACCTGCAGGACGCGTCATCGCTTACCGCCTACTCTAAGACGGCCAGCCTTACCAATGGTACCGGCGACGGGCAGGTCGATCAGCTCTACTCGGCGCAGAGCACGCTTGCCGCCACCACGGGCGAAATCATCGATCTTTCGGCGCCGCTGACCAATCCCGTGGGCCAGAGCATCAGCTTTACGAAGGTCAAGGCGATCCTCGTCTATGCCCACGAGGACAACGGCGACGATATTTCCTTTGGCCCCAACAGCTCGGAGGGTTTCGCCGAC